GCTTTTAATTTATTGACTGCTCCAGCAACACATGAGGTAAATCTAAGCGCAATTAAATCAAGATGGACAACATATGTTTATGACAAAGATGCCAAAACCTCTACTTTAAATAACAATTTAATTACGCTAGAGTCAACAGACTCACAAGGTCTTAAAACACCAAGATCTATGCTTACAGTAAACTCATTAATTACAGCAACACCAACATCAACATCTCCTACAAAATACACTATATCTAGCACAACTGCAAAAACAATAAGATCGGGCTATAGTAATTTTGTTGCTGCAACAAGCATGTATTTTCCTATTGCAAAAAATTCAGACGGCACGGCAAGCGGAAATCAAATTTGTGTAGGGGGAATTGCAGTTTGTTTAAACGAAGATCACACATCAGGGTATATAGTTCATGTCGAGCCTGTACAAAGCGCAGTTGCAAGAGATTTAAAAGAAAGATGCGTAAAGATAATTAAGGTTGTAAATGGAGTAGCCACAACTTTGCCAGACAGCCAAACTGATTCAAATCAATTTCAAAACATAACTGGTGGCAAGATGTATAATATTCAATTAAAGGTAAATCAAACAACCAACGGTACTGAAACCTATAAAACCTTTAAGCTAATGATAGACAACACGGAGATATTTATTTTAGACAAAGACCCTTTGCCTACAACAAACAGAGTCGGTCTTGTGGCTGGAATAGGAACGGCTAGATATGATTATCTATACACCTCTCCTATTACCGAAAGCGAGTTTGTTACAAAGGAAGTCTATAACCCATACAAGAGCTACCTTGGGCAAAATTCATTTTTAGTAAAACAGTTTTCAAGTTTTATCTTATCAAAGGGATCCGTAACCGAAGAAATTGGATACATGGAAGAGTTTGGACCAGTAGCAAGAGAAATTATAAAGCTATCTGCCAGAATAACTTCAGGAGACAATGCTCCAGCCATACCAAGATATCCAGTAATTACAATGAATCCATTTGCAACTATTGTAGGATCTAACATAGATGCCTTCACCATGGAAGCTTTTGTTATAAATAACTCAGGAACTTATACTATGCTAAGCGATGGAGAAACAAAGTTTTTTAAAGTAATTGGAGACAGCATTGTAAAATCAGATTCATTTGAATATATAGATCCTAACCTTACTGATAAAGAAAAACAAGAACAGTTTGCATTTGATTCAAACTGGATACAAAAAGAGTCTGAAGCAAAAGCTTTATCTGAATGGATGAAAACCCAGTGGTCTAGACAACAAACTATTATAGAGATGTCCGTATTTTTTAATCCGCTTTTGCAAATAGGGGATATTGTAGAAATATCTTATCCTAAATCAGAGCTATACTCATCAGAGGACAGTTCAGTTCCAGCAGGCTACTCCGTTGGAAAATATGTAGTTTTAGATATGAACCACGATTGGGTGGACGGGCCTTCAACAAAAATATTGTGTAGGTCGATTTATGTTAGCTGAAATGGTAGAATGTTGATATGGCAAAGAATCCAACAAACCCTAAATTAAAGTTATTTGAGGATGACCCTTTAACCAAGGTTCTTAAAAAAGAACACTGGGACAAGGTAGACCCTTTTACTTTTGATTTTGACGAAAGCGCAAGCTCAACTTTGCCTAAAGACAAATTTACTTTTGAGGTAAAAATTGGCGAAGACAATGATGATGAAGAAGAAGATTTAAGCAAGCTTAAAGCTCCAAATTTAGAAGACATATCTGTAGTAAAATCAGAGATATATTTTGATCAAAAAAACATACCTAGAGCAAGATTTATATTTAATGTTAAAAATAGTGGCGGAGAAGATGTTATAGGCGTTTACGGAAAGGGAGGATAATATGAACCTAGTAGGAGAATATGTATTTTATGAAGAAGGCAAAGAAATTTGTCGTCAGTCTAATATCCTTACAAGATTTGGAAAAAGATTTTTGACTTCCTATTTAGCTGGAGCTGTAACCTTTAATAATAAAAGCATAGCTTTAGGCATAGGATCAAGCACCCCTTCTGTAGAAAACAGCCAATTAGATTTTGAATTTTATAGATCTGCAGTAAATTTAGGCAGCATAGATATTCAAACAAACCCACTAACTCAAGCTTCAACTTATGCTGTGGTTTATAAAACCACAATTCCAACAGATATAGTAGGAACAATAAAAGAAGTAGGATTATTTGCAAGCGAAACAGAAGGAAATACTGACTACTCAAGCAGATTTATTTCTACATTTGAAAATAATTTAAGCTGGCTAGACGATGCTGGAGGACCAGCAGTTGTATCCTACACGCCAGCACCTAGAATAGGAAACACATGGTTTAGCCTTTCTGCATCGGCAAACCAGTCAATTAAATATAATTTAAATACAAATTTTGATATCTCTGGGTATAGTCAAAACGATAGTCTAACTCTTGCTCTTAAACAACAAGATACAAATTTAGATTATGTGTTTGTTAGATTTTATAGCACAACAACAAGCTATTATGAAATTAGATTCCCAGGACTTACTGGAGCTGGTGCAACCGATAACAGGCTTTCAGCAATAACTCTAAACAATTTATATGCTTCAGGATATGGCTCAGGAACTCCAGATGCCGAATCTATAGTAAAGGTGTCTGTTGGCGCAAAAGCAAAATCATCAGGAGCAACAACGGTACTTTTAGACGGGCTAAGGATTAACGATGAAGATACATTTAACTCTTATTCATCAATTATTAGTAGATCTGTTTTGACTAATGCTGTTAATAAAACTTACGGCAGAGAGATGGATATAGAATATAGAATAGGGCTAACATTCTAATGAGAGATCCAGGCCTTGATGGGGATTTTATAAGCACGGCAGATCTTCAAAAAAATGAAGATGGAATTGATGCATCTAATAATATACTTTCTAAAGACTCATACTCTGTAACAATAGAAAATTTACCAGTAAAGCTTGTAGGTAAATATAATTTTGTTTTTAATTATTATTACAAAAATCCAGATGAGACACAATCAACCCCACTGCTCGGACCTCCTTCTGCAACATATTCAATTGAGCTGACAATACCAGATTTATCAGAAGCTCCAACAAATGTTGTAGCAGTCGGTGGAGTTTCTTCATACACAGTTTCATGGGACAAACCAACATTTAAAACATATGGCGACACTATAGTATATGAAAGCGACACAAACTCTTTCAACTCTTCTTCTAAGGTAGTTTTTGTAGGCACAGATACTCAATGCAGTGTTATTACTTCTGATTACAATAACAAATGGGTATATGTTGTTCATAGAGATATATTTAGAGAAGCACATAAAAAGGGTACGGTTGCAGGACCAATCACAATAAAGACTGCTGACCCAGACACAACATTCACCGTAGCAAACCCAGGAAGCACCAGCGCTTCTGCATCTATAGATCCTTCTGACCTAAGCGGATTTAGTTTAGTCTCAACAATATCGTGGGCACAATCCACAGATACAAAAACTGCTGGTTATGCTATACGGTGGTCTACCAATGATCCATCTGTAGTTCCAACTCCGCTATGGGAGTATGCATCCGTTTCTGGAAGATCAACAACTTCTTTTACAGCTACAGGTTTAATTCCAAACACAACATATTATTATCAAGTTGCCTCAACTACCCCTTACGACGTAGTAAATTGGACTGGAGCCGCTTCGGGAACATTTATAGCTTCAGATGCAGACGGAACAGCAGCTGGAGCCCTGGCAAGACTTAAATCATATATTGCAATAGGTGGAGCATCCCAAGATCTATTTAAAATTGGAACAGGAATTTCTCAAGGAATTAATTTAAATACAGAACCATTAACAACTCCATCATTAACAAGCGGAACCTATCACGGAATTATTTTAAATAAATCTACCACAAATGTTGGAAACAATTTTTGGCTAACAACAGGACAATTTAGAGTTGGAAACCCAACAGAGTTCATGTATTGGAATGGAGCCAACCTATACCTAACTGGAAATATAAATGCCACTGGCGGAAAGTTTACAGGCAACGTTCAGTTAGCTATACCAGCAGGTGCAACAACAAGCGGAGTTCTTTATGCAGGGGCTTCTCCTACAAGCGGCACAAGAGTTAGATTTAATAGCGAAGGCATATTTGGATACGATGCAAACGGAGAAACATTTAAGCTACAGTCTTCCGACGGCTTGATGACTGCAAGTAAAGGACAAATTGCTCAATGGACAATAGACGGCACAAAGCTTACTAAAAATAATGCAAGGCTAGACAGCACTGGAGTAATTGAATTAGGTGTTTCAAATACAGATAACATAATCAGGCTTGATGCAAATGATCCAACCTATAGACTGTGGATTGGAAGAAACTCTTCGTCTACTGCTCCTTTTAGAGTTACAAAAGAAGGTGCACTAATAGCAAGTGGAGTTACAATAAATGGAAACTCTACATTCTACGGAACATTAACAGTAGGGACACAGCTTTCAGACGGAACTACAATTGATACAGTTAAAACAAATGCTTTACAGGGTATAACCGATGCTGGCGCAGCAGCAAGCCAAGCAGCAATTGCAAAAGCCAGGGGAGATGAAGCCTACAATGCGGCAATAGCTGCAGGACAAAGTGCTACTGCAGCAGCAAATGCCGCACAAGCCGCATCAGACGCAGTGGCATTAAAAATGTCGGCATCTGACATTAACACAGTCTTAGATCTTAATACAACAGTAATTAATGGAAGCAGAGTAACAACGGGAACAATTGATGTTGCAAGATTAAATATTTCTGGAGGATCTGCAGGTTTTAATGGATTTGTTGTAGACGGAAATGGAATTCGTGCAACAAACGGAGGATACCAAACATTAAATATATCTTCAACGGGAACTATTTCTTTAGGAGATTCTACTAATGGATGGACAGTAGATAATCAATATATTAAATCAAGAAGTTATTACACTACAGGATATACTGAATTAATTTTAGATGGATGGAATGGATCTATTACAGGTGGAAGAATTTCAGGAACAACAATTGAAGGAAACACAATTAAGGGAAACACAATTACTGGTGGAACAATAACAGGATCAGTGGTTCAAACAAGTACCAGTAGCACAAATGTTAAATTACAAAATTCTGGTATTGATAGCTTAGAGGTTACACTAAGTGGTACTACAGTCGGTCACATTTATGGGGTGCTTGCTGGTGGAACAACTTCAGCAATAATTATGCAAGGTGGAAGCGCTGACCCAAGCTCGACTGCATCCGTATATCCTAGAGCATATATAGGATCATCTGTTATTTCTATTGGGGCAGACGCAAGCACTTCTATACTACTAAATTCAGTTGACAATACAACTAAACTATTTGGAAGCGGAGGTATTTACACAGATACGGTAGGATCTTTTTACATGAGATCTGGAGACACTACAGCTGCTGTTGCAAACATGCAAATTGTAAGCACTGCAGGAACCACCTTTGGAAAGGTAGCTAGATCCACTTCTTCTAGAAGATACAAAACTGATATAGAGGAAATTTCTTACCCAAACGAATCTGTCAAACTTTTAAGGCCAGTTAAATACCATGGAATAAAAGATATGGAACGTGGAGATAATACTTGGTATACTGGATTAATTGCAGAAGAAGTTGCAGAGATACCTGGACTTGAACTATTGGTGACATATGACGACGAAGGTCAACCAGATGCAGTAAACTATGCAGGGCTCTCAGTAGTCCTAGCACAAGTAGTTAGTAGAATATTAGATAGGCTTGACGCCCTAGAGTCGTAATGGTATACTGTTTATCTATCAAGGAGATAAAATGGCAGAAAAAATTGAATTAGTTGTAAATGCTCTTCAACAAAGAATTGGAGATCTTGTCTCACAATATGAGACAACCATGGCAATTCTTCGTGCTGAAATTACGCAGCTATCGGATAAAATAGAAGAAATGGAAAAGTCTAAAAATACTGAGGAGTAAATATGGCATTTAATAATCTAACACCAGTAACTATAGGAGACGGGGATCCAGTAACAGCCGACGTCTTGCGTAAGATCGTTGAGAATATTAATATTATTGCTAAAGGCGAAACGGTAACTCCAGTAAAGATTGAAAGCACAACTATTAATGGCGGAACAGTTGTAGGTGTTAAAGGATTTAATACTACGGTTGGCGGAATTATTTCTGGAAAAACTTTAAAGACAGATATGAAATCTTTTTCAGTAGGCTTATCGAGTATCGGGTTTATAGAAACTCCAACAGTAAATGTAACAATTGAGTATGCTTCTGCAGCAGACTCATCAGCTTTATATACTCCATATATTATCAATGCAAGTAAAGATAAGTTTAATATAATTTGCAAAGCCCCTAAAGGCACAAAGACAATAACAACGGCAAAGATACATTGGAGTGCTAGCGGAAATACTTCCAGTTTAACCGAATAAACTATTGACAAGTCAAAACATTATGTTATAATTCATATAACATAAAGTCGCTTCTTGCGACTTTTTACATATATTAAGGTATTTAATGGCTAACGATTTAAAATGGATGCTGTCTTCAGATCAGCAATTCCCATATCAAGATGATAAAATGATTGCTCTGTGGTTTAAAGTTATGAAATGGTTTAAGCCCGACGTAGTGGATTATTTAGGAGACACTGATGATCAAGCTTGCTACAGCAAGTATACAGAAGGAAGATCAGCGGAATTTTTAAATTTACATAAGACAGACAGCAGAGATCTAATAGTTCCGATGATGAGGCATGAAGCAAAGGGAGCAAGAGATTTCTATGCAAAGACTCGTGAAATGTTGCCAGAGGCACAATTGTTTTCGGCATTAGGAAATCACGATGTTCGTATTTTTAATTATATGGATGCTAAGCTTCCAGATTATCTAAAAGAGGTTACACCAGAGACCCTGTGGAATTTAGATACATTAGGATATGAATACATATACTATGATTCATTGCCAAAGCGACGCTTCGGAGACGTTCACGTACATCATGGAATTTCAATTTCCGCAACTGGCTCTGTTCGCAAAGACATGGAAGATCTTCAAGTATCTCTTATCCGTGGACACTCACACAGAATTGCATCACACCTTGTAACTTATGAACTAAGAAATAATGGAGAGGGCGAAACGCTTCGTGGGTATGAAATTGGACACATGTGTGATGAAAAGGGTCCAGGAATGAAGTACACCCAACACCATGACTGGCAAAAGGGATTTGCAATAGCTCATATTGTAAACGACTATCCTCATATTCAAATGATTCATGTTGCTCCAGATTATTCGTGCGTTGTAGACGGGAAAGTGATTTCTTTATAATGTGGTGCGGTAAATGCGGTGGAAGAGTGTTTGTAGATAGAGTTTTTTCACAAAAACTTCACGTAGAAGTTTTCTGCATTTTGTGTGGTAAACGTAATATGATTAACAAAGAAACGAGTGCTTTCGGAAGATGGCTAGAAAAACTAGAAAATCAAAACTCAAAGAACTACGGTATTTCTTCTTAAACGAAAAAGTGCATAAGGTTTTAAGAGCTTCAAGATCTAAAGACGAAGTCATTGCCTGGCACTATGAAAGTAAAAAAAGAGTATTGTATTCATATTCGCAGGTTGAAAAAAATATGTCTAAGGCTTATTCTATTTCAGAAGTTGCTTCGTTATTAAATAAACACAGGATAACTATTGAAGACTATATACTAGAGGGTAAAATTAAAACACCCGTAAAGATATATTCTATTAGCGATCCAGACAATAAAAATTGGTCTAAATATTTATTTAGCGAATCGGACATTTTGGACATACATCAGTACATATTGGACGCAGGGCATTCAGGAAACCTTCCGTCAAGGGCAGAATTATTGGGTCTTTTCAAACACAACATTATATTGTATACTAAGACCGATAACGGATTTGTACCTGTATGGAAGGCGTAGAGTGTCTAGAATACTTACATGTGAAAAGTGCGGGAAGAGTTGGGAACTTAGGTGGGGCGTATTTGCTCACGAAAGTTTAAGCAGACATATGAAGGAGCATAAATGACAACGAAAGTTAAGGTGGACCTTTCGTTTACAAGGAATCTTGGCAATTACGAAAGCATTAAGATAGGCATTGGCGTAGAAGATGATGTCAGATCTGGTGAAAACGTAAATTCCGCAACAGAGCGTGTTTATAAATTTGTTGAAGAAAAGCTAATTGAAAAAACTCGTGAAGTAGAAAAAGAGTTAAATAATGGCAAATGAAAAACAGCCTTACGTATTAATTGGCCTATACATTTCTTTGTATAAAGAAAAATACAATAAGTCTATTTCAATAAACAAGTTTCGTGAAAAGTGGGCAATGCAAGATGTTATAGATAGCGTAGGCTACGAACGTGCCAAGGAGCTCTTAGTGTATTATTTTAGTACAAGTAAATCAGGTCACCCATTAAATTTTTTTTATAACAATTTTGACAGAATAGATGTTTTGAATAAAGAAATACAAAAAGATAAGGTTAATCGCAGCATCTTGCTTGATGCGACTAAAAAGATGGTGGAGGGCGAATAGTGAATACAGAGGCAACATTAATATCTGCTGTATGTAAAAATAAAGACATAAGCACTCTGCTTGCGGATAACGTAGACGAGTTATTTACTTCTCACAGAGATATTTGGGAAAGCTTAAAGAGTTATTACTATAAGTTTAAAGCAGTCCCAGAGGTTGGAATCTTAATTGAAAGACACAAAGATTTTGAGCCAGTAGACTCTAAAGCCGAAACAGGTTACTACCTAGACCAATTAAAAAATGAATTCATTTCTAATAAGTTAAAGTCCATCATCATACGTGGAGGTTCTGCATTAAAAGAAGATGCAGCCTCTAGAGTCCTTGCACAAATGCAAAGCGACTTAGCAAATTTAAGCAGGTATACAAATAACGTAAGAGATTTAGATATAATTGATGTAGAAAATGCAGCAAGACATTATCAAGCAGTAAAAGATAGATCTGCGGTAATGGGCGGAGCTCCAGGAATCCTTACTGGCTTTTCTGCAATCGATAAGGCATACCCAACGGGCATGGCTCCAGGTCATTTAATTGTCGCCATCGGCTGGCCAGGTAAAGGTAAAACTTGGTTCACGGCGTACCTAGCGTGTAAGGCTTGGGAACAAGGATTTAAGCCTATGATTGTTTCTCTTGAAATGTCTCCCGAAAACATGCGTGACCGCATATTTACAATGCTCGGATCTGGAATATTTCGTGCAAGTGATTTATCAAAAGGAGATATTAATATTGACGACTTTAGGTCGTGGGGAAACAAAAAGTTTGAGGGAAAGAACAGCTTTGTTCTTATTTCAAATGAAGGAAATTCTGAAGTAACCCCTGCTACAATTCAAGGTAAGATTGATCAGCATAAGCCAGATTTAGTTATATTAGATTATCATCAGCTATTTAATGACAACAAGCGTTCTAATTCTGAAGTAGAAAGAAATAGAAACGTTTCTCGTGAGTTTAAAATGCTTGCAGTGTCAAATAATATTCCAATTATTGATATCACTGCAGCAACAGCAGACGACATTTCAGATCAAGATAATCCACCGATGATGTCTCAAGTGGCATGGTCAAAAGCAATTGAATACGATGCAGACATGGCACTGGCTGTTCATAGATATCCTCAAACTAATATGATTGAGATTGTGTCAAGAAAAAATAGACACGGTCACGATTTTAATTTTTATTTAGACTGGGATATCAATCGTGGTATCGTCAAGGAAATTTACGAAAATCCGTTCCAACAAAATGAATCACAAACAGATAAAAAGATTTCAAGTAAGGGTTGAGTTTGCTGACGATTCTGGTATACCTAGATTAAAATACCAGTACGAAAACATGCTTAGTCATGACATGAGAAGCAAAGGGTACGCTAGGGTACTTGACATAGACACAGCATTTTCGATAGAATTTGACGGTCAGACATGGGTGTTCTTAATGACACTTTATGGAGTATACGTAGGAAAGAAGAAGGCATGGCTATCAGAGGGCATAACGCAAGGAAAATTGATTCCACGCAGTATGCGCCCAACCATATCAAGTCAATTGTAAAAAGCTTAGGTCTTGATATAACGGCGGAACCTGGAAACGAGGTAATGTTCTATTGCCCATTTCATTCAAATAGACATACTGCTTCTTGCTGCATAAATAAAAGCACTGGTGCATGGCTTTGTTTTAACCCCTCATGTGGAGAGTCTGGAACATTAATAGAACTAGTAAAGCGTGTTTTAAACAAAAATGATTTTCAAGCAATGAGATTTATTTTATCCCAAGAGGCAGAGATATTAAATAATTTTGACGAGATAGTCTCTGGTATGTTTGAAGATAAGCCAGACTTTGAAGAGTTTTCTCAAGAAACTTTAGACGGATTGCATTTAAATCTTTTAAATTCTAGTGCAGCAAAAGATTATTTAATCTCAAGAGGAATAAACGAAGACTCTATGAAGCACTTCGGATTGGGATATTCTTTAAATATGTCAATGGTAATAACGCCAGTTCACAGCCCTAGCGGTATTCCAATAGGACTTGTAGGAAGATCTATTGAGGGTAAGGCTTTTAAGAACAGCACAAACCTTCCTAAGAGCAAAACTATGTTTAACATACATCGTGCAAAAAAAATTGGCAATCATGTAATTGTAGTAGAATCTAATTTTGATGCAATAAGAGTTCATCAGGCGGGATTTCCAAACGTTGTGGCCACCCTAGGCGGATTTTTGTCAGTAGAGCAGCAAGGATTGCTTAATAGATATTTTAATAAAATAACCATAATGACGGACAATGATTTAGCAGGCAGAGAGCTTGGATATAGCATAGCAAATAGATTAAGAAATAAAGACCTATTGTGGTCTTCGTATGAATATGGTAAGATATATCCTCATGGTGCAAAAGATGCAGGTGATTTGACCGACGAAGAGATTAGAGCCTGTATTAAAAATTCTGTATCCGACATAGAATACAGATCTTGGAACTCGTGATATAATAAAAAATACAGATGGATTTATACCATCAACTACAAAGGAGAATAAATGAGTATAGTAAAGGGTCTAAAAGACCTAAACAAGGCACTAGATAAGCCTACATATAGCGGCGGAGATGAAAACAAAGGACGCTGGCTAAAAATTGAAGACGGAGAAAGCGTAAAGGTTAGATTCCTTCAAGAGCTAGACCCAGATTCACCAAATTATAATGATAAGCTCGGATGTGGATTTATTGCACTAGAGCATACAAACCCTAAAGATTACCGTCGCAAGGCTCTAGATACAATGGAGTCTGAAGGCCGTGACTGGGCACAGGAACAACACCGCAAGGATCCAAAGGCTGGCTGGAAAGCAAGAACACGACTATACATTAACGTGTTGGTAGATGACGGAAAGAATGATCCATACGTCGCAATTCTTTCACAAGGCACAAGCGGTAAAACAATTACACCTACATTAATTGAATATGCTGGCGAAATGGGAAGCATCACTAACCTGATGTGGAGAATTAAGCGCAACGGTTCAAAAACAGATACAAGTTATACAATCATTCCTCTAGCAAAAGACGAAGCACAATTTGACTTCTCTGGCCTAGAACTATTTGATCTAGAAAAAACTGCTGTAAGACATGTTCCATATGCTGAGCAAGAAGCTTTTTATATGGGTGAAGGCGGATCTTCAGACGAAGTTTCTGAATCAAGTTCAAGCGTAGATTGGTAATATAAATAAATGCAGGGCTAGTCTATTGACTGGCCCTGCAATATTTGTTAAAATAACAATATGATTTCATACGATATACCTGATCCATTTGAAACTTTTGTTTCAAATAAATACAAAAATTACGTCGGTGCGGTGTATGATTTTTTTGCCAGGGAATGGCATATGAAATGTGGTTGTTGCAAAGAAGACCTGTATGCACCAAATAAAAAAACTATGACAAAGATTAGACTTTATCATACTAGAAACGAATGCTGTGGCGGTTATTAATGAGTTTTACACATCTGCATGTTCACTCATACTATTCATTAATGGATGGTCTTAATTCGCCTGCAGACTTAGTTAAAGCAGCAAAAGATGCTGGGCAAACAGCATTAGCAATTACTGACCACGGAACATTGTCTTCACATCGTGAAATGCAAATAGCCTGTAAGGAACAGGGTATAAAGCCTATACTTGGGGTAGAGGCGTATATATCTCCTACAGATAGATTTGATCGTTCGTCTAAAACAGATAAATCAATTCAGGCCTATAACCATATTATTCTACTTGCTAAAAACAAAAAGGGTTTAGAGAACATAAATATTTTGCAAGAGCTCGCATGGAACGAAGGCTTTTATCACAAGCCACGTATTGATAGGGAGATACTTAATGAATACTCGGAAGGCGTTATTGTATTGTCTGGATGCCTTAATGGCCTCATCTCTAAATGCATCGAGAAAAACGAGTTCTCTGAAGCTAAACTTATTCTCAAAGATTTTAAGAAAAATTTCGGTGAAGATTTTTATATTGAGGTTCAGGCTCACAATCCGAAAGAAATAAATGAAGGCCTATTGGCGCTAGCAGATGAGCTTAAAATTAAAGCGGTGGCAACAGGAGATGCTCACTTTGCCAAAGAAGAAGATAGAGTTTTAGAAGAAGCAATGCTTATCTTATCTACATCTCCAAAAGCAGATAAAGAAGCAGATTTTGAAATGTCTAGACAGATTAAAGATATGTTAGATAGATTCAATTATCTATATCCTGATAGAAAAATATCATTTGTTGACTATAATTTATTTATTCAGACTAGGGCTGAAATAGAGGCGGACTTTAAAAAGGCTGGCATAGATAGAACCGACATATATACCAATACCATGGAGATAGCCCATAAAATTGAAGAATACGACTTCTACCAGGGGTTGGACCTCCTGCCTGTTCCTAAGACCAATGCTGACCAAAAGCTCCGCCAGATGGCCTTAGAGGGCCTTAAAAGGCTAGATCTGGACAAAGAGCAGGTCTACTTAGACAGAATTGAGGAAGAGTTATCTATAATTAAAGATAAGTCTTTTGCCTCATATTTTCTTGTTGTGGCAGACATGGTTAACTGGGCAAAGGATAACGATATTGTTGTAGGGCCAGGGCGTGGCTCTGCAGCAGGCTCCCTTGTATGCTACACATTAGGAATTACAGATGTAGATCCAATTAAATATGACCTTCTATTTTTCCGATTTATTAATCCTGAACGTAATGACTTTCCAGACATAGATACAGATTTTGAAGATCGTCGCCGTAAAGAAGTTAAAGAATATTTAAAAAAGAAATTTAAGCATGTTGCTTCTATTTCTACATACACTTATTTCAAAGACAAAGGCGTAATTCGTGATGCTGCTCGTGTGTTCATGGTTCCGCTTTCAGATGTAAATCGTGCCATGAAATCAATTGATACATTCGAAGACTTTATAGATTCTCCAAACACAAAAGAATTTAGAATGAAATACCCAGAGGTCTTGTGGCTTGCAGAACGTTTACGTGGAAAGATTAGGTCTGTTGGAGTACACGCTGCTGGAGTTGTGGTTGCTAAAGATGATATTAGAAAGTATGCGCCAGTAGAATCTAGGGCGGATGCAGACGACGATGTTTCTGGAAGAATTCCTGTGGTTGCGTACGACATGGATACTGTTGCAGATATAGGATTAATTAAGCTAGATGCACTGGGACTAAAAACGCTTTCAGTTATTTCTGACACATTAAAATCAATTAAGAAAAGAACCAAAGAGGATATAGTTTTATCAAGGTTGCCGCTAGACGATAAACTTGTATATAAAACATTAAGCGAAGGATATACAAAGGGTGTCTTCCAGGCTGAAGCTACCCCTTATACAAACCTACTTATCAAAATGGGAGTTGATAAGTTTGAAGATCTTGCTGCATCAAATGCATTGGTTCGCCCAGGGGCTATGAATACAGTAGGAGCTTCATATGTTAAGCGTAAACACGGAGATGAAGCGGTACAATTTATCCATCCAATTATGAAGCCGTTTACCGAGAACACATATGGTGTTATTATATACCAAGAGCAGGTTATGCAGGCATGCGTACACCTAGGAGGGATGACTTGGTCAGAAGCCGATAAGGTTCGCAAGATCATTGGTAAAAAGAAAGATGCAAAAGAGTTCGACCAGTTCAAGGATAAATTTATTGTTGGGGCTTCAAAACACATTTCTAAGAAGCAAGCCGAAGACCTCTGGCACATGTTTGAGGCTCATGCGGGGTATTCTTTCAATCGTTCTCATGCCGTTGCTTATTCTCTTCTTTCTTATTATACTGCTTGGCTTAAGCATTATTTCCCTCTTGATTTTATGTTTTCAATTCTTAAAAACGAAAACGATAAGGATGCTAGAACTGAGTACCTCATTGAGGCAAAAAGATTAGGGCTTAAGGTATCACTTCCTCACATCAATGAATCAGAAATTAATTTTTCATTAAAAGATAATAAAATTGTTTTTGGACTTGCTGAAATTAAATTTATATCTGACAGCATTGCAAATAAAATTTTAGCTTTGCGACCATTTAAAGACTACGCAGACTTTATAGAAAAAGCTTCTAAAAAAGGCAGTGGAATAAATAGTAGAGCAGTTTCAGCATTAAACGCAATTGGCGGTGCAGCATTTGAAGACAACAAAAGGTCTGGAAATGAAAAGGATAGTTATTATGAATATTTAGGTATACCTACATTTAACCTAGAGGGTATTCCTCCAAGAATTAAATCGCAAGCAAGGCCAATTGAAGAGTTTGACGACTTAGGTTCTTTTGTAATGTTCGGAATGGCTAAGTCTATTAAAAGAGGAAGCGGATGGGCAAGGGTAGAGTTGGTTGACGAAACTGGATCAATAGGATTATTTGATACAGAGCAAACAAAAATAGAAACTGGGCAAATGTATTTTGTTTTAGTTGGAGATAATAGAATTGCAAGGTATGTAAAGGTATCTGACGTAAGTCCTGATTCAAAAGATATATTCGTAGACTTTCTTTATAGAAAACAATACGACCTTGCGGAAGGCGAGTACTATGTGGTAAACTTTACTCCCTATGTGACAAAAGCAGGAAAGACTATGAGCCATATTGTATTATCAAATAAAGATAAAGATCTTACACGAGCCATTGCTTTTCCAAGTATGTATAAGATGTCTCTTGCAAAAATGCGAGAAGGCATGAGTTGTAAAGTGGTTTTGTCAAAACTAGATGACGGAACTCTTATGGTAAAGGAAATAAAATGAGTGAAGAGCAAGTTGTTGTAAATCAAGAACCAGATTTTGATGTAAATGAAGTTCAAGCACAATTAACTGCAAGTAAGGTTCTAATTTCAATCTTAGAAACTCTAGGACAAGTAACAGTGCCAACTAAAACTTTGTTTGAGGCAAACAATAAAGACAAAGAATTAGTTGTAGACTATGACGAAAAAACCCTAAGCTTTATCTTTAGGCTTCCTAGAGAAGAAGACATGGTATACAATGCAGAATTAATAGAAGAAAATGAGTTGATTAATGACTTCGAATAGTATTGTTACTGAGTACGGCTTAGACGCTTTATCAGCACTTTTGCATGAGGCGGCAAGGCAAAAAGGTTTTTGGGATGGCGAATACACTAATGATAAGATAGGCAATAAGCTAGCCCTTGTACATTCTGAAGTAACAGAGGTGTTAGAGGCAATTAGAAAATCTAAAGGCAGCGAGCATATAGTAGAAGAAATTGCAGACATTTTAATTAGAGTCCTTGATGTCTATGCTGCAATGAGAAATGAAGAACAAGTTATTCACAGCTTAGATGAAATTTTAGAAAACAAAATAAATAAAAATAAAGAACGCCCAAGACTTCACGGCAACCTATTTTAATGATATAATAAGCAGAGAGAAGAAAGAATAATAATGGAAATTATACTAGACGATATACTAGCAAAACTAGATCCAAAAACAAGAGCACGAGTTCAATCAGCAGTAGATGTAAATGTAGATAAGCAGCCTACGCCAAGCATAGGGCTAAACCTTGCTTTAAAAGGCGGACTTGCTTATGGAAGACAGATTCTTGTTTGGGGAAATAAATCTGCGGGTAAATCTTCTTTTTGCTTACAGATGTTGGCCCTGGCACAAAAAGAAGGTAAGAGTTGTGCCTGGATTGATGCAGAGCATTCTTATGATCCAGATTGGGCAAGGAGCCTCGGCGTAGATTCAGAAAAATTAATTTATTCACAAGCAAAAACTGTAAATGATATGGTAGATGTTGCAACTAAGTTAATGGAAGCAGAAGTCGATATTATTGTTGTTGACTCTATCTCGGCATTGCTACCAGCAATTTACTTTGAAAAAGATGGAAACGAATTAAAAGATTTGCAAGACACTAAGCAAATCGGTGCAGAAGCAAAGGATATGACTCACGCAGTCAAAATGTTAAACTATGCAAACAAAAATACATTACTTATTCTCATTTCACAACAAAGAAACCAGTTTGGATCTATGCATGCTAGCCACATACCCACGGGCGGAATGGCAGTTAAGTTCTTCTCCTCTACCGTTATTAAGCTATGGTCTTCGGAAGCCGAAGCTAATGCTATTAAAGCTGGCATTAAAGTTGGTGACAAAATTATTGAACAAAGAGTTGGCAGACCAGTCAATTGGATTATTGATTACAACAAAGTCGGTCCCCCAAATTTATCAGGACAATATGATTTCTACTATCAAGGAGAAAACTTAGGGGTAGATTTAATTGGAGAGACACTAGATGTTGCAGAAATGTGTGGCATAGTTGAAAAAGGTGGCGCTTGGTATACTGTAGACAAAGAAAGATTTCAGGGTAGAGCAAAGGCAGTACAGTATCTTCGTGACAACCCTAAAGTAGTTACAAAACTACAGGAGGAGATTCGTGCCAAATCTTAATGAGTTTTTTAGCAAAGAAGAGATTAAGCCAGTAGAGCTTGAAAAGTTTGGCGGCAAAAAGCCTTGCGCTAAATGTGATAAAGATGCAGAAGAATATTTCTGGGATGCAATGTCTCTTACAATGAGTTGGGAATGTCCTGATGGCCACAAAAATTCTTTTAAGGTTAATTAATGTCAGAAAGATCTGAGGTTAAAAGAGACGGAGCTAAAGCACAAAAAAATAGTGGACGTGGAGATTACCAAAAGGGTGATGCTAAATGGAAGCAGTTCTTGGTTGATTATAAAGAAGCATCTTCCTCTTTTACTTTAAATAAGCCTGTGTGGTCAAAGATATGTACAGATACATTTAAGGTAAGTCGTGATATGCATCCAGCTTTAAAAATTATTATAGGAACAGATTCCAAGGTTCGTCTTGGAATTATTGAATGGGCGGTATTAGAAGAATTAATACAGTTCTGGGAGGACAACAATGTCAAGCGGTAAAAGAAATAACAAAATACCATTTAACCCTACTCAAATTAAAAATGGTAGAATTGTCAGGCTTAGAAAAGATGGTACCGTAAAGGCCGATCTTGGCCCATACACGGTAAAGCATAAGAAAGTTAAGTAAAGGTTATGAGAGAAATATTTTTAACAACGGCAGTAGGTGCAGCAGTAGGTGCGGTATTTAGCATATTTAGATTACCTATACCAGCCCCACCAGTATTTGCAGGCTTAATGGGAATCGTAGGCTTATGGATAGGCTACGGTATCGTTCAGAGGTTTATATAATGGAAATGTTTTTAATTGCGGGAATAGCAATAGGTTTTTTAATTGGATATCCTTTTGGATTATTCATAGACAAGTTAGACAAGAAAGAGAAGGCTAAGAATGGCGGAAGATAAGAATACTTTAGAGTTAATTAGCTCTATTACAGAGTTTAACGATCTGCATGAATACATGGGGGATGAGCAACTCGATAGGGCTTTGTCTATTGTAGTAAAACTTCTTATGAATCCAGACGTTCCGTCTGCTAAAGCTCCATACCTAATTATTGAACTACAGGCAATGTCTACTAAATTTTCTATGATGGCCTCTTACTATTCTACAATTGCAAAAGATAAAGCAGGCACTACAAATAATAATAAGAAAAATATTTACTATTCAGCAAAGGAGTCCATAGACAAACTTGTAGATGCACTTAAGTATGTCGTTAGGTATAACTCATAAATGGCCAGAGATATTGTAAAGAACTTAAAGTTTAAAAAGCACACTGGCAAACACTTTGACCCAGAAAAATTTGCAGAGCTATTGGATCAATCTTATCGCAATACAAAACGTGCAGATGGAGAAATGACCAAGAGTTCGTTTAGCCCAAGCACACTAGGGTACGGCCACGGAACATGTCCTAGATACTGGTATATGGCTTTTAGCGGTGCTATGTTTATTGATGATAACGACGCCGTAGCCGTTGCAAACATGGCTCAAGGTACGCAGGCTCATGAGAGACTACAGAATTTAATTAAAACTATGCCAGAGTGGCGAGCAGAAGAAGAGGAAATTGTAAATGAGTATCCCCCTATTCGTGGCTTTATAGATTTAATTATGGAGTATGATTCAGAAACTGTAATTGGTGAAATTAAAACAGCCAAGCAAGAAGTGTGGGATCAAAGGCAAGCAGAGATGAAGCCCACAACAAATCACCTGCTTCAGTTGCTTACATACATGAAGCTAAAGAATGCTAAAGAAGGATTTTTCCTTTATGAAAATAAAAATACACAAGAGCTAATTGTTATTCCAATTTCAATGAATGAAAAAAACAAAGAAATTATTGAAGAAGCTTTTAGATGGATGTGCGAAGTATGGGATAACTTTAAAGATGGCGATCTGCCCATGAGACCAGCGGGAGCAACGAAATCCAAAATGCCATGTACGTACTGCCCCGTTAAAAAGGAATGCTACTCTGGATTAATTGGAACAGTTGAAATAGATACATATAAGGTTCCAAAAATATGATTTGTTCAAATAAAACATGTCAAAAAGAATTTGAGCCTAAAACACATAATCAAAAATATTGTGTAGCTGAATGCTGTCGAATTGAAACAAATAGACGAATAATGGAAAAGTATTATGAAAACAAAGCAATTAAAAATGGTGCCGTTAGACCGTGTAAAAAATGTGGAGCCCAACTGAGCAGATACAATAAAGGCGTTCTTTGCTCTGCTTGCCATAAAAAAATAAATACCGATACAAAAAATAAGATAATGGAAATGATTAATGAAATTAGCTGACCTAGTAAAAACTAAAGCAAATAGAGTTTTGGGAATAGATGCTTCTACAAACTCAATAGCTTTTTGTTTAATGGAAAACGATCTTCCATTAAAATGGGGTAAAATAAATTTTGTCGGTCAAGATATATATGAAAAAATACATGACGCTAAAATAAAAACTAATCTAATGTTAGATGAATTAAAAAGTGATTATATTGCGGTAGAAGGGGCCATACTTGTCAGATCCCCTGATGCTGTGATAAAATTGTCTTATGTATACGGTGTCGTTATTGCTGAGCTTATGTCTACTGGCGCTTCCGTTATTACTATATCCCCTAGTTCTTGGCAGGCATATATTGGAAATAAGAACCCAACCAAAGAGGAGAAGGCGGCTATCAGAGTAAAGAATCCAGGGTACGCAGACTCATGGTATAAAACTCAATTACGTAATATGCGTAAACAAAGAACAGTAGATTATTTTAACAGCAAGTATAATTTGTCTATAACAGATTTTGATGTAGCAGATGCATTCGGCATTGCTCATTATGCAAACAAGGTATTAACTCAAAGATGATGTGCAAACACGTTTATGAATATGTAAACCAAGATACTTGTCCGTATTGTGGTAAAGATACTCATGAAACAGACTGGGAATATCAATGGTCTTTGCATAAAGAATGGATCGCCAGTGGGAAAGCTACATTACAGGGGTGGTGGTCTATTTGAAACTATATCAAAGCAAGGATTGGCTATATAGAAGATATGTAGTTCAAAAGAAAACGGTAACGGAAATTGCCGATGAATGTAAAGTCTCTGCTATGACCATACAGAGGTATCTAGAGCAGTTTAAATTAATTAGGAGGCGGTAATGTTAAGACCAGTGTTTAAAGATGTATCAGATTTTAAATGTGAAGACCTGTACCTTCATTCGGTAGGTGCGCCATCGGGTAATAAAATATGGGCGGCATGCCATGAGATTGCCCATATGCTTATTGATAAGAATATATCGTATGGAGACTCAGCCTTGAACCCAATTAGAATATTTTCTACGACGGACGCAACAGAGCAATTAAAAGTTCGCATAGATGATAAACTAAATAGAGTAAAGAATAACCAAGGGTTTGCTGGAGATAATGATATTGATGACCTTATTGGGTATTTAATTCTATATAAAATAGCTAAATCCAGTTGATTTTTTAGTCGACTAGAAGTATAATGTATATATGAGCGAAATAGAATTATCTGAGCGCTTTGACAGAATGAATAAAGTTGTCGAAGAGTTATTAAAGGGAAACAGCCCAACGCAAATTGCCACCTCAACGGGACTTCAAAGAAAAGAAGTTCTTGAATTAATTGACGACTGGAAGCAAGTAGTTCATAATGATAGCAACATAAGAGATAGGGCAAGAGAAGCTATATCTGGTGCTGATCAACATTACGACATGCTTATAAAAGAATCATGGAAAACCGTAGAAGATGCAGATCAAACAGGGCAGCTCGGAATTAAGTCTGGCGCATTAAAGTTAATTGCAGACATAGAGGCAAAAAGAATTGGAATGCTTCAATCTATAGGCGTATTAGAGAACAATGAAATTGCATCTCAGATTGCTGAAACAGAAAGAAAGCAAGAAATTCTTGTAAAAATTTTAAAAGAAGTAACTGCTGTTTGTCCTAAGTGCAAGATGGATGTAGCAAAACGACTATCACAAATTACTGGAGTAGTAGAACCTATAGAGATTATCGAGGAAGTTAGTGGATCTTAATTTTAATGACTTAATTGATATCCTAGACGGAGAAGAGTTTGAAGAAAGACCTGTAGATTTAAAAACTTTTGTAACTAGTCCAGATTATTTAGGGCTTCCCACACTATCTGAATATCAATATACGCTAATAGAAAAAAGCTCTACTATATATAAAGAGTCTACTTTAATGAAATTGTTTGGAGAGGAAGAAGGAAAAAGACAATTTAAACAAACCTGCAATGAGGTAATTGCACAGCTGGGCAAAGGAAGCGGAAAAGATTATTGTTCAACAATATCCGTAGCCTATATGGTTTATTTATTGTTATGTCTAAAAGATCCCGCTTCTTATTATGGTAAACCTCCTGGAGATACAATAGATATTATTAATATTGCTATTAACGCTCAACAGGCAAACAATGTATTTTTTAAAGGATTTAAAACAAGAATAGATAGAAGCCCATGGTTTGCGGGTAAATATGATCCGAAAGCTTCTGAGGTAAGATTTGATAAAAATGTTAACGTATACTCAGGACACTCTGAGCGTGAGGCCTTTGAGGGTTATAACGTAATAGCCGTAATTCTTGATGAGATATCGGGATTTGCTACAGAAAACACTACTGGACACGATCAAGCAAAAACTGCAGACGCCATATACGATATGTACCGTGGATCTGTTGTATCTCGTTTTCCAGAATATGGAAAAGTAATATTACTATCTTTTCCCAGATTTAAAAATGATCCTATTCAAAAATTTTATTCTTCAGCTATTGCTGAAAAAGAAACAATTATTAGATCTAAGTTATTGAAAATGGACGACAGTCTTCCAGATGGTATGCCAGGAAACGAAATTACTGTTGAGTGGGAAGAAGATCATATAATTTCTTATAAAATACCAAAGGTGTATGCTTTAAAAAGGCCAACTTGGGAAGTTAATCCTACAAAAAAAATAGAAGATTTTAAAGTAGAGTTTTATAAAAATATGCCAGACGCTCTCAGCAGATTTGCTTGCATGCCATCGGATGCAGTAGATGCTTTTTTTAAATCTCGTGAAAAGATAGAGAAAGCTTTTAGGAATACAGCCTTAGCAATAGATCAGTTTGGTAGATTAGAAAATTGGTTTGTCCCAGACGAAGGCAAAGAGTATTTTATTCACGTAGACCTTGCACAAAAGCATGACCATTGTGCTGTAGCAATGTCGCATGTAAGCAAGTGGGTTAACGTAAAAGTAACTGACACTTATTCGCAGCCAGCTCCGATAGTTGAAGTAGATGCGGTGAGGTATTGGACACCAACTCCAGACAAGTCAGTTGATTTTGGAGAAGTTAGAGACTATATTCTTTCGTTAAGAACCGCAGGATTTAAAATAAAGCTTTGCACATTTGACCGATGGAATTCTCATGACATGATGCAGCAACTCAAGCAATATGGAATTAATACTGAGACTTTGTCTGTTGCTAAAAAACACTACGACGACATGGCTATGATTGTTCTTGAAGAAAGACTTAATGGTCCTCATATTCCACTTTTAATTGATGAACTTTTGCAGTTAAAAATTATGAGAGATAAGGTTGATCACCCCCGAAAAGGCTCAAAAGACTTGGCGGATGCCGTTTGCGGATCTATTTATAATGCAATCGGAATGACAAGACATAACTTAAACGATGAAATATCAATACACACATATGAGTCTTATAGCTATGACGATGATTTTAATCAGGATGATCCAGACACAAATAGGTATAACATGATTCGTGCCCCAAGGATGCCCGAGAACTTAAAAGAATATATGGACGGAATGAAAATACTATGAGTACATATCAAGAAAAAGCTAAAGAATGCAAGTGCTGTGGAAAACATGTTCCGCTGCCAACTGTTTTAAAAGAATATAATGGAATAACTGTTTGTCCTACAACTTTTGCAAACATAAATGAATATAAAAGATTATGGAAATCTTTAGGCAACAGACCTTCAGGCAACATAAGAAAACATTTTTCGGAATATGTACAGCAATTAGTAGAAGAAACTATTGACAAAAATGAAGACGGTACGCTACAATAGACACTTGGCAACAGTAGCCAAGTTGGTCAAGGCCCCGAACTCATAATTCGGTTATCGTAGGTTCAAGTCCTACCTGTTGTACAAGGAGAAAAATGGAAGAAGATAAGCTAGAGTATTATTTGTCCATAGGGGCAATAGAAGTTGTAGGCGTTGACGAAAGTGGAGAGATGATATTTTCCATGACCGAAGAATGTAAAGATCTTGCTCCTGAATTATGGGAGGCGCATCAACAACACGTTGATGAAACATTAATTCAGCTTTTAGAAAAAGGTTTAATAAATGTTACTTACAATGAAGATCTTCAGGCAATAATTGAAATATCTGAAGAAGGTAAAGAAGAAATTAAAAAAATGGGTCTAATCGAGTTCCCCTACAATGAAAAAGATATTCCAAATAATTAGGCCTTTGTAGCTCAGAGGACAGAGCAGGACTCTTCTAAGGTCTTGGCCGCAGGTTCGACTCCTGCCAAAGGCGCCATGCGGGTGTTGCATAATGGTAGTGCTTCTGCCTTCCAAGCAGACAGTGCCAGTTCGATTCTGGTCACCCGCTCCAAATTATGATATAATTATTGCAGGATGCCCATTAGGGATCCTAAATTAATTTATTCGCTTGAAGGAGGAATAAAATGGTAACAACACATTTTGCATGGGACCTTTTTAAGGACCCATTTTTTATTGGATTCGATAGGGCTCTTGACACATGGAATCATGTTCAAACAGTATCAAGTGCAACTAATTATCCACCATATAACGTAATCAAAGTAGACGAAGACAACTTTGTTGTTGAATTAGCAGTCGCTGGATTTAGCAAAACAGATATTGATGTATCTACAGCAGACGGCAAGCTTACAGTAAAGGGAGAATTGAAGACGGAGGATAACGATTCGAAGTTTATTCACCGTGGAATTGCTGCCCGTAAATTTACTCGTGAGTGGGCGCTTGGTGAGTATATGGAAGTAAAGGCTGCGGAACTAAAAGATGGAATGCTTACAATTAGTATTGAACGCATTCTTCCAGAAGAGAAAAAGCCTAAGACCATTAAGGTCAAGTAATAGTATAATATAAACCTGCACCCCGTCACTGGGGAGTCGCAGATTTGGGCATCGCTGCCCAGGATAGTCGGGGGAGACAGCGACTTAAAATAACTGGAATGGTCCTGAGCATGACTATAAACTGCTCATCAAAATTAAGGAGAATTATGTTTGAATACAGAGTAAAGCAAGTAACAAAGATAGTGGATGGAGATACTATTGATGTTGACATTGATTTAGGATTCAGCATCTCCTATTCACAAAGACTCAGATTAGCTGGGATTGATACCCCAGAGTCTAGAACTACAGATAAATTTGAAAAAACTTTAGGGATTGAGTCAAAAGATTATCTTAAATCTAAATTCAAAGATGCAAAAGATATTGTAGTAAAAACAGAAAAGCCAGACAGCTCAGAAAAGTACGGCAGAATTTTAGGTTGGGTATACCTCGATGGAAATATAAAATCTGTAAACGAACAAATGATTGAAGACGGGTATGCATGGGGATATATGGGAGAGACTAAGGTAAAAGATTTTGCCGCCTTGGCTGAAAAGAGAAAAAAGAGCGGTAAATAATGCAAGAGGCTTTATGCTATGACGATGTATTAATACGTCCTGCAGATTTTAGTATTGTAAATACTAGATCAATAGCCAATTTGTCTATGACATTAGGAAACCCAAATAACCCAGAGGCCTGGTTGACGTTGGGGTTTCCAATAATGGTTGCTCCTATGGAATACATTAGTAGTGTAAAAATAATAAATGCAATAAAGTCTGAAGGCGGATTAGGATTTGTTCAAAGGCATCAAGAAGAAGAACAAAAATTTAAACAATATTCTGAGCTAATAAATGGATCGGGATTTTCTATAAATTTATTTCAGGCAAATAATTCAGAGTTTGTTAAAAGATTAGTTGATTTAGATGTTAAAGTAATATTAATAGACACGGCACTAGGCCATACAGATGTTGCTATTAATGCGGTAAAAAATTTAAGAAAAAATGTTCCTAACAGTACCCATATAATATCTGGCAATGTTTCTTCATATAATGCTTATAAAGCATTAATGGAAGCAGGAGCTGATTCAGTTAGAGTTGGAATAGGCGGAGGCGCAGCCTGCATGACTAGAGTTAAAACTGGCTTTGGATTTCCAGTACTTTCTTCTGTTATGGAAATATATGAAAAGGTTAAAGACGATAAGGTAAACGGAATAATTGCTGACGGAGGAATAAATAATAACGGAGATATTGTAAAAGCTTTTGTTGCAGGCGCAAGATCAGTAATGATGGGATCTTTATTTGCTGGACATAAAGAGTGTGACGGTGCTCCAGGTGCTTTTAGAGGCTTAGCTTCAGAAGGAATACAGATAAAGATGGGCACTAAAAATCCTTATTCGGAAGGCGAAGAGGGAAAGGTTATGTTAAAAGGAAACGTCATGGATACAATAAAAGATATAAAAAATTCAATTAGTAGCGGCTGTTCTTATGGGGGAGTCGTAAATCTTTCTGATCTTTCTAAAAATGTTCAGTTTATAAAAGTTTCTAGATCGACTATGTCAGAGTCTAACCATAGGCTGGAGAAATAATGCCAATTTACGAGTATAAGTGCGAATGTTCTCCAAACAGTATTGTTCCTAAAGAAAGATCAATAACTTCTGCAGAACCTATATACCTGTGTAATGAATGTGGTAAAAGACTACAAAGACACTACGGTGGGTTTGGTATTCAGTTTAAAGGTAATGGTTTTTACAAAACAGACAATCCTAAATAGTTCAATGATATAATTAACTAAACAAGCAAACAGTTTGTTTAGGAGTTATAGTTGACTAGGACTAAAGCATGGAGATTATCATTAACATTCATTTTAATGTTTGGATGGCTATTTCTCACACCTGCTTATAGCGATGATCCACTTTCAGTTGCCGCTCAAGAGATAGCGGAACTAAACGAAAAGGTAACAAATCTTACAGAAGAGGCCGATACTAGAGCCTTAATAGACATAGCAGAAGACAAATACGATGCAGCAGTTGCCGCCAAAACGGCAAGAGATACTGCATATCAACAATATGATGCAGCAGTTACTGCAGAAGACACAGCATTTTCTGAAAAAACAACAGCTCAGGCAGCAGTAGATGGGCAAACAGTTACAGTAGCCACAGCCCTAACTAATAAGAATAACGCTCAAGATGCCCTTGATATAGCAAACATAAATCTATCTACAGCACAGTCATATATACAAGGTGGAGTAGGACTTGAATATACTGTTTATCACTTGTTAAGAGACGGCTATGTTAATGGACAGCATATAGCAGTACCTG